CGTATGTCTACGAGCTTGTGGAGAAATAGTCGGGTCTTCGAGAATTTCTTTGTCCTTGGAAATGTGATCGTCTATGTTTTTCATTAGTTTGCACCGTAAAGTCCGTAAGAATCTCTAACCAATTTAAGAGATGTTACCATTTGTCCACTTTCAAAATGATGTCTCAATTCCTTTATTAGATAGTATCCACTTTGTCTTTCATCTGTTTCGGAGGATGATGCATCAATTTTTTGAAACTGTGCATTTATAATTTTACCAACCATTAGGTTGATATTCAATGGTACTGTCATATTTAGTGACTGAGTGAACAGCAGATTATAACGAGAGAAAGATTTTGCCATGTCAACATTATCTCTACCAGAATCTGATTTATCTCCAGCTTCATCATTGATACCCACATCACTAGTTCTGAATAATATTCTTGAAGGTCTATTGGCAAACTCTTCCGGATATGGGATTTCATTATCCGTTCCTAAGGTAGAATTTACTTCTTCCGATAGTTTATAAGTTATTCCTTCTATTCCATTAGTATAGATGTCATAGAAATAAGTAATATTGGCATACATTCCAACTCTGAGGGACTTCATTAAGTCCATATTTTTCTCCAATCCATAATTTAATATCTTGTACTCATTTCCAGTTTTATTTGTTTCTGTTACTTGAGTGTACTGATAGGTTGGTATATTTTCTCTATCTCCACCAGAAGATTGGGTATTTGTGGATGAAACTAAGGTATCGACACTTCTAAAATTAAATCCTTCATAATTTTCATAGAATAAGAATCCAGCAACACCTTTCCCAGCAGTTCCACTTTTGCCTGAGGATGATGTTGAAGGAATTGATTTTGGACCCAACCAAGTTAAAACATAAAAAGGTTTTTTCAAAGTTCCTATAAACTGAAAAGAATTTGAAGTTCTCTCAATGTTCTCCGACTCAAATCTATCAGTCTTCAAAACATCTCTTAAAATGGCAGTTACATGTTCATTTATTGGCTTTTTATCGTATTTCTTTTGAACTCTTGCAGTCTCATTTGTGAGTCCCTCTCTGGAAACTAGGTGGAGAGTAAATGTTTCCTGAGAACTTCCTGATGATAGTCCACTAACTTTATAAACATACATCTCTAACGCAAATTCTCCACTTGGAGTCACTACTTCAAATAAAACTTTTTCCCCACCTTGAATAGGTAGTCCATTATAAATTGAGTATTGTGACATGATTTGCATTGTCATAGTAATGCAAGGTGATAACAAGTCCTCAAAATAATCTGTATTAATAAGACTTCCGCTTAGGTCAATAGTTTTCTCTCCATCTACGGAAGTTATCTCTACTCTTCTATATTCTAAACTGTTTAATGCTTCTGTTGCCATACTAGGTCCCCGTTAATGTAGTTAAGAATATATTTTTCACTACATTATTTAACATTGATCCAGGAGAAGGCATTCCTCCTCCTTGATTGCCTCCGCCTCCACCACCAGCCATAATAGGAACTGGTCCATTACCTGATAGTTGTTGTATTATAGGAACAACGACTATTCTACCTCTTGGGGAGTCATATGAATTATATCTAGCTATTTGTTTAGATATATTTGAATCTATTTTTTGCAATTCAAGTTTCGGTTTTTCAATAGGATTAATGGTTTGATCGGAGGCAACTGCTTCTATGTTTTCTGTTAAATCCTCTGAAAACTTTCCTTTATTTTGTTCATAATATTTTAGGTATTCTTTATAAGTTTGAGAATTTCCAATGCGAACATCATGTTTATCAGAAACATCACTATCTGTTCTTGCGACATGAAATTCATTTTCTGACATTAGTTTTTCTGGTTTTGATGGTTTTGATGGTTTTGCAGAAACTTCACTACTAGGTTCGCCTTCTTTTGGACCTTCTTTTTTCTTTACTTTTATATTACCACCAAATCTAAAATATTTGTCCATTGCTGGACCAGGATCTGTTGGTGGACCAGTAGTATTCTTATAAAATTCAAAGTGCAAATGTGGTCCGGTAGATCTACCGGCTCCCTTTGTACCTGGAGCTCCACCTGTTAATCCAATTACTTGTCCAGAAGCAACTTTATCTCCTGGTTTAACATGAATAGCACTCATGTGAAGATATCTTGTCTCCTTTCCATCTTCATGAGTTATTAGTATATTTCCACCAGCGCCATCATCAGAAAATCCTGACGCTCTAACTGTACCTGGAACAACTAAACTTACTGGAGTTCCTTGAGGTACTGGCAAATCTTCTCCTTTGTGATTTCCACCTTTACCTTCATTATAATATTGCCTAAATTCTCCATAGTCCACAGTGTTAACATAACTACTTGGCAATTCTCCGCCAGTTACTGAATAAGTATTGTTTTGTGGGTCGTCCGGTCCAGTACCACCACCTTTTCTTGGTTTAATCTGAGTATGAGTTTGTGAAATGGTTTCTCCGGTTGTAGAATCTACACTTTCGACAGACATACTTCCAGATTTAGCAAAGACGGCTTCAAAATTAACCACGACTTGTTCAAATTTATTCAATACACCTTGAAAATTAGTTCCGGAACTAAAAGATTTTTCTCTTTGTTTTTGTGTTTGTTCTCTTAATCTTTGTTCCGTTTCTTCTTTGAGGGACTTTTCTCCAGTGACAGTCTCATAAGCTCTATCCCCAAGATATCCGCCGAGAAAGTTTCCTGCCATACTTCCAACGACAAATCCCAAACCAGGTATAGGAATTAACGCTTGTCCAATAGCACCACCCAAAAGTGATCCAGCAAGAGCACCACCCGCTCCTGAAGCAGCTTTACCTACACTTTCTCCTTCAGCGAGACCCGTAGCAAAATCTAGTCCAGCAAAGGCTGCATTAGCGAGACCTAATGCTTTGATGCCACCTAATCTTATCCCCTTACCTTTTGGTATTGGTTTTCCTGCTTTTGTACTAGGTTTCCCTCGACCACCAAACATTTCCCCAAGGAAACCACCAAGATCTAGAGCTCCAGAAAATAAACTAGACAGTAAACTGCCAGGTCTACCAAATGTTGAGGCTACGTTTAGACTTTGTAAATTTTTTATTTTCTTTTCACTCGGAAGTCTTACTGCTCTAATTTTTTTGGTCTCAATTTCCATGAACCCAAGAAAACTATTGAATGAGGTTTGAGTGGACCTCATAGCAGATCTTGATCTGTTTATTTTTACAATATTGTTTATGGGTCCCAACATTGGGGAGGAGAGTTTTTCTTTTGCTGCCATTATCCGTCTACAATATTATAAACAGTTTTTGAGAACATAGTGAAGAAATTATCATCATTCGATGAATTTAAGAATGGTATTGATGGCGCTCCAGCACCTGATCCACCACCCCCGCCACCTAGTGCTTGTGACACCATTCCACCAATACCTCCACCAACTGAACTCAAGTTTTCCATAGTTACTACTGGTAAAATAACAATTTCTGGTTTTTGACCAGATGCTTCAACGGGTTTAGAAACATCACCAGCAAGTTGTTGTCTTAATTCTTGTTCTGCAGCTGCAGGTGTAATCGGTTGTTTAGCGGGTTCTACTGAAGATTCTAAAACTTCTAACATACCTACTGGTCCACCAGCATCACCATGGAAGAAATTTCCACCAGTTCCTCGATAAAAGTCAACACCTTTTACCATATTTTTTAGTTGTGTCTGACCTTTGAAATATCTTCTACCTTTAACACCTTCTCTAGCTGATGTTGATAGTGCTCCACCTGTTTTAAAATCTGTTAGAACTTCACTTGCTTTTGCAGCAGAACCTTTTCTTCCAAATAGTTTTTCTAGATTCTCAAGTCCATTTGGACCAGCAGAAATTTCTTTTAATTTTTTAATTCTTTCTTCTGGAGTTTTTCCCAATTTAGCAGCGATAGGGCCATATACTTTAGAAGCATCTGGATCAAGACTTTCTGCGTATATTGCAGAAGAAATTGGACTAAATTGTTCTTTTGCTGTTACTTGTCCGAACAAATCACCATAACCAGAGTGGTCTGCTGCTGCACGATTTAACATAACCTGCATTGCATCCGCAGCGTTTTGTCCTCCAGTACCTTCTAGAATAGATGTGAATGCGGCAAGATTTTCAGCGGAAGATGAAGATCCAACTGTACTACCAGAAGATCCAGTAGTATCTTTTTTATCTCCTTGATCAGGTATATCACCAGTAAATACGCCACTTCCACTTGAGGAAGAACCAGAAGTTTCAGCTCCTTTAGCAAAAGATCTCAATGCTTGGTCAAATCTATCTAATATTTGCGAGAATTTATCCAATAAGAATCCATCTATACCACCAGATCCCATTTCAGTAATGGGTCCGGCAGAAACTGGTTGTGTTGTTATTGCGTTAACAGACTTAGTAGCTAATGCAGCACCGCCAGCAAGAGCTGCGCCACCCAAAAGCATTTTAGCCAAATTTCCTTTGCGACCTGAAGCTTGTCTTTTAAGACGGCCGCCAGGTACATTGATATCCATGTTTATTCCACCAGGACCAGTGCTTGCTCTTGGTAGATTGGAAAGTTGTTTTACTATTTTTACAATAGTTTTTCTTATTAAAATACCAATTCTAAATGACTCTGAAAATGTGTCTTGAAGAGCCTTTAAATTATCACCAAGTCTTTTTATATTTCTTCTATCTCCAAGAAACTGAATATAACCAATAGCGTTTCTATAAAGATCTAAAAAGTTTTGCAGTATTTTATTAGGGGGATTTGATGTAGCTTCTTCTACTTGTTCCTGATTTGATTGAAGTTGTTCAGAAAATCTATTTTCAATTACTTGTTGTATATTTTGATTTATTGATTGTAAATTATTTTGAACATTCGATAATATATTACTAGATAAAGTTTGAATAATTGATCCCAAGTCTGGAGTTCTGGGAGCGACTGCAGCGGTTCCTCCTCTTTGAAATCCAACAATTTTATTCGCAGCAGATGTGACAACTGAATTGCCTAGAGGAGATCCACCCCCCAAAAAATTCACAGCACCAGAAGCACTAGCCTTTTTATTGCTCTGCGTAACTCCTGGATTGATTGCTGGTTTAATTGCCACGGTTTGCTGCCTGTCTAGCTTTTTCGTTTTCCTCTTCTATATGTTGTTTCAACAGAGCGAGATAAATGTCTCTCTCCCAAGGCATCATATTTTCAATCTCAGTCAAAGAGTATTTATGGAACTGCATGAGAGCGAAATTAATTCGATAATATGACTCCAATTCCATGTGAGCCATTATCAGTCGAAAAAACTCGTTAATCCCTCCAGCGTTACGGTATTTTTAACTTTTGTTTTTGGATTTGTTACCTCAAAAGTATGGGATAGTTTTGGCATAGTTTCAAAGAACTTTTCAATTTTTTTGAATTGGTCCGTATTCATACCTTCAATGAACTCAATGAGTTCTTTTTTAGTACAATCTGATGCAGACCATGCTTCCTCTTTTGTATAAACCGAATCAATGCACGAAGCGATGATATCAAAAGACTTTTCAATCGTTGATACCGATTCATCAGAGGAAAAATCAAAATTATTCTTGATAAATTGATCTAATGATGGATATTTCATTTTGAGAGCAATTTCACCATCCAACATTATCTCCTGATTATGTTCCGAATCTTTTTGAACTTGAATTTCATCAACATAAATTTTGACTGGAACTTGAGTCTCACCATCATCTGAACATGTTACAACCAAATCAATTGCTTCCCCAACAGACTTTCCTCTAACATTTAAGAAAATGTATTCGATGTCGAAAGAAGGTAAACTTTCTACTTTTATGCCTCTTGTTAGAATGCAATCTTTTAATACATCTTTAATTGCAGTTGTAATTTGTTTTACATTTTGACTTTCTAAAGCCAAGATTAAAACTTTTTCTTCTTTAACTAGAAAAGGACGATACTTGATCTTTTTTCCCGTCGAAGGTAGTTCCAATTCATATGTTGGAGTGGATATCTTTGGTAATGGCATTTAAAATTATATAATCAATTAAATTTATTTATTGGACCATTTTAAGATCTGTCTGAGAAAGTTATAGCTGGTCGTTGAGTTATTATATTTTCAATAGAACCAAATGCATCTGTTGCATTACCCTGACCCTGATGATTCAATATTACATATCTGTCATAAGTAAAATTAACAGTTGTTTTTGTAATTGTGCTTCCTTCATATGTAACAGGTATAGCAGTTATTTGTGTTGGGAAAGCATTAATAAATCTATAAGTCAACATTGATGGCGATCTAACAACCGTACCTGTTGTATCATCAATAAACATATCTCTTTCAAATTTTGTTATTGATAATTCTCTCTTATAAGTGTCTGGGTATCTAAATCTAAAAATTTGATTTCTATCAAATTGGCCAACTCCACCACGAGGATTTCCTGTGCGGGGTCTACCACCAGAATCATACAGTGGATTTATAAAATTTAACCACTCCTCGAATAATCTTATAATCCCATATTCAGCATCAACATAAAACTCCATCGTAATATCTTCAAAGTCTCTTCTATTGACAAATTTTTCCCTAACACCCTGTCTAGATCCAACTTCTTCACTTAATGATAGAGTTGCTCCAGGAAGAGAAGTCCTGTAAACCATAAATTCATAACGAAGAGAATTTATATTAGCATTATTGCCACTAAAAAGACTATCACCGAGAACTCCACAACTAATCAACCAAGAATTAACATCGGAATCTGCACTACCACCAGTGTAAGTATCTCCAAGATGTAGTGTTACTTTATATTGACTGGTTTGAGATAATTCTCCAAATAAATCCTGAACACTAGGAAGTGACCCTTTCCCATCATTTGTTCCCCTTGGAAGAGTCATCCGTGCATATATCGGATCTACTCTATATGAATTTGATGAGTAATCTGGTCTGAACGGTTCAGCCATCTATAAATATTTCTTAAGGATCTATACTATGTATATGAGTTACAAGGGAAAATACAAACCAACTAACCCACAAAAATATAAGGGCAATCCAACTAATATCATTTATCGTTCTTTGTGGGAAAGAAAGTTTATGAGATATTGTGACTTGAATGAAAACGTTAACCAATGGCAATCAGAAGAATTTTGGATACCATATCGTTCACCACTTGACAATAGAATACACAGATATTTTCCAGACTTCTTCGTTAAGTACAAAGATAAGGATGGAAAAACTAGAACGGTTGTAATTGAAATAAAACCAAAAAAAGAAGTAAAAATGCCTGAAAGAAATCCTAAGAGAAGAACTAAATCGTGGCATATAGTGTTCAAACATGGGTTGTCAATCAAGCAAAGTGGGAAGCCGCAAAAGAATATTGTGCAGATCGTAACTATGAGTTTAGAATCATGACAGAGGAGGATCTAGGCATATGAGTTTCGACGGAATATTCCAAGCTGGAGAAGGTTTTGGATACGATCTAATCAAAAAATTTAAAGGAAAGAATGTCAAGAGTGACACTTACACTGGAGAACTCAGACAATATCTTGGGGAACTTGAACAGTTTAGTATTCACGAAATTGACACTGGTGGAATTGAGGTTGGTAGATTATATTTCTTCATTTATGGAGCATCCACCCCTGGACTTAAGTTCTATGATACACAACCATTAACTTACATCACCGAAATAAATTTTCGTCAAGGATATTTCATAGGTACAAACTTACATTATTTAAACCGAAAGGTAAGAGAAGGAGTTGCAAAAGGTCTAATAAATAATGGCAACACTATAGGTGTACCTCGCAATACTATTCATCGTTATTTCTTTTCTGGAGTCAGTGGAGGATTTTTAAGAGTTCCGGAAAAGGATTGGCCCTCCGTTGCATTATTACCTACTGAAAAATTTGTTGATGAGAGAGGTCAACCTTATCCAAACCATAAAGCCTGGAGTAAATCTTAAGTGGCGTATTCTAGAATAAAAAATTTCTCATTTCAAGATACAAATGGAACTGATTACAACTTAGAATATGATCCGACTAATGGTAATGTCCGAGTCATTGAAAAGGGTGCTTCTCAAAGTAGTCTACCAATATACCAAGATGGAAGTTTTACGAATTTGGGTTCAACTTTAGGTATTACGCAACAGCAACAAGATAGTATTCACAACAGTATAATAGATCTAGTCAATACTGCTCATACAAATGTTGGTGGAAATGCAAAGAACGCTGTTTTACCTCAATGGGTTCAAAACAATTCTCCAGTTTCTGCAACATCAACTGATCCATCAAAAAATACATCATCTCAAAATAATGGAAACAGTAATGGTCAACAAAGTAGTGGTGGACCTTTCGGAATAGGTAATTTAGCAAACGGAATATTCAATCTCCAAGGTAATTTAGATAATGTTAGTATTACTAGTGGACAATTTGGAGCTGGAAATGAAAAAGAACTATTTGGAGATGATCTAATATATCCAAATGATATGGACATAGATCAACAAGACTATTTCCAAATCTCTCAATATAAGTATAGACCCTCATCAGGAACTGCTATATTCAGTAGAAATTTCTCGGCACTGGATGGTGGAGTACAAAGGGATAGTAATTTAGAAGAACTTGTTGGCATGACGTTTTTACCTATGCCAAATAAAGTGGTAGATGGAAACTCTGTTAACTGGGGACGAGACTCCATGAATAATTTATCAGCAGCTCTTGCTGGTAATACTCTTGGGGATCCTGGTGGTGCTCTTGCAGCAATGGTGACCGGGTCGATTGCTGGTGTTGGTGGAGGAACTGGACTATTAATTAAAAATCTTATAGATCTTGCGAGCAATGGCGGAGTTAGTCAAAACTTGGGAACTCTCGCAGGATCATCACTTGCTTCAAAAATTCTTAAAATGCAGGGACAGGGAATAGAAACAGAATCTATTCTTGCAAGAGGTGCTGGAATAGTTCCTAACTCAAACCTTGATTTATTATTCAACGGACCAACTTTAAGAGAATTTAGTTTTAGTTATCGGTTAAGTCCAAGGAGTTCTACTGAGGCATCAACGGTTCGTAGAATTATTAGATTTTTCAAACAAGGAATGGCAGCTAAGAAAAAAACTGCTAGTTCTGGAAGTGCATCATTCTTTCTGGGAACTCCAAATGTTTTTAAGTTGGAATATAAAACAAATAATAACAGACTCATTGATGGTGTAAATAGATTTAAGACCTGCGCTTTGACTAAGTTTAATTGTGATTATACTCCAGATCAAGTTTGGGCAGCTTATGAGAGTGGTCAACCAGTTTCCGTCTCAATAACAATGTCTTTTGTTGAACTTGAACCAGTATTTGATACTGATTATCAAACGAATGTTCTAAGTACTAGAGATGATTTAAGTGCAGTTAACAACGAATCGGTAGGTTACTAATATGGGATACTTCAGAGAACTACCAAACATACAAATCAATAACAGATTAAATAAAGATCTGTCAAATGATGAAGTTACTATAGTAAAGAACTTCTTTAAAAGAGCGAAGATACGAGATGATCTTCTGGGTCTAGTTGCTGCTTCTGAAAATTATACTATCGTTGGAGATGAGAGACCAGATCAAGTTGCAGAAAAAGTCTACGGGGATCCAGAACTTGATTGGGTAATCCTAATAACAAATAATATAACCGATATTCAATCTGAGTGGCCTTTACAGGGCAGTTCTTTTAATAAATTCTTAAACGATAAGTATGGTGATAATATTAATGATATTCATCATTATGAAACTATAGCGATTCTTGATGATTTTAAAAGACAGATATTGCCAGAAGGTTTATTAGTAGATAAAGCTTTTTATGATGCACCTGAATATGAAACCATAACAGAAACTCCACCAGGTATCACTTTTCCACCTATTACGTTACCAGGAACACAGGCAGTAATAAATCCAGTAATCGTAGACGGTGAATTGGTTAGTGTGGATATTGTAGAACCTGGTAATGGATATGATATAAAATCTACCAGTGTATCTCTAAGTTTGCCTCCAAATACCGCAAACGCTTCCGCTTCATCCTTAATAACCGACTTTACTGTTAGTTTTGTTGCAGGTTTAGATGGTGGTGACGGGTACAATGTAAATCCAAATGTAGTTTTCGAAGATCCACCAACGTCAACTGTTGCAATTGCTACCTGTGGTCTTGGAACTGGATCAAATTCGAGTAAAGTTGATGCAATCCTAAGTTTAGACGGTGGTATTGGATATGGTCTTACAGCACCATCAGTCCAATTTAGTTTCCCACCAAACGTATTTTCTGAGGGTTTCTTTGTAACAAACTCAATTAATGTCATCGGTGATGGATTGGAGGGAATGTATGTTAGATCTGATGGTTCTAAAATATACACATCAAGTTTGTTTAGTTCTCAATTAGTAAGAGAATATGACTTAACTATTCCATGGAACGCTTCAACAGCAACATTCAATGATGGACTAAACATAAGTTCAGAGTTCAGTTATACAACTGGTATCGAATTGAGTCCAGATGGAGACTACATGTTTGTAGTTGGTGCTTTTGGAGTTAATTTCAAACTGGCATCATATTCACTATCAACACCTTGGGATATTACATCAGCATCTTTATTGAATGAAATTGTTATCCCCACTCCTGCAGGAATTAGATTTAAATCGGATGGGTATTTCTTCTACTTATTGGAAGCAGACACCAGTGATTCAATCATAGAGTATGAATTAACAACACCTTGGGATATTACAACAGCAACAACCACGGGAAATACTTTAAATATAACGACAGCAACCACGGAAAATGCAGTTGCTGGATTCACTTTCTTTGAAGACGGATCTAAAATATTTGTAGTTGGTTCAGATGTAAGATCTGTGTTGGAGTTTACTCTATCAACACCTTGGGACATTACAACAGCGTCATATGGATCACAATATTTTGTTGGAGACAAAATTGCATCTCCAGTTGATGTTTATGTTAGATCCGACAGAAAAGATGTTTTGATAAGCGGCAACAACCCCGCAAATAATAATAAACTATATCAATATAGACTAACAGCAGTTGCTGAGGCCACCACTACAGTGTCTAATAGTTCTGTGGATTCTGTAACCATAATTAACTCTGGTTTTGGTTATACAGAACCACCGACTATTACTTTTGATAATCCATTTACTGCGGTAACTGCAACTGGAATCTCAAGTATAACAGCGGGAATAGTCACAACAATAACCATAACCAATCCTGGTTTTGGTTATACAACTCCACCTAGTATTACGATAGATAATGCTCCAGTCTCTAGAAATGCGGTATTTACATTTAATGTAACTAACAGTGGAATATCTACAATTACTATTTTTGATAGTGGACAAAACTATGTAAATTCTCCAACATTTTCAATTTCTGCACCAGCTGATATTGTAAACACAAATGTTAACGATACATATTCTCAAAACAATACGACTTGGAGATGGAATGGAACCGATTGGCAAGAGAAAATAACCGAAGAATTGCAATACTTCAATCCAATCACGTCATCTATAGTTAGAGTATCTGGAAAAGATTCTTGTGTTCCAGTGTCAAATTACGATTATGAAGTTAAACTAAATGACAAAAAGAGACAAATTCTTATTCTCAAGAGAGAGTATATATCAGTTATAATTACCGAATTGAGAAATATTATGAAATACGATAAAAAATCAAAAGATTATATTAGCAGTACATTAAAAGGAACATATAATCCAAATCTAACTGGAGTATAAACAAAAAAATCCCTGTCAGGGACAGGGAACTCTGTAACGATCTCTATATCTTCTCACATATCCTGGTCTATGAATATCTCCAGGAATATATTCTTCTCGATATGTTTCTTTTGTACATATTTCATCCTCCCTATGATAGTGTCTTCTGGGAGTAGGATGGTAATGATGGTAACCATGACTAAAAGGTTCCCAGAATTCTTTCCAAGTTATAGCCTGAGCGGGACTTGATAAAGAAAATAACACTATCAAAGGAAGAAATCTTTTCATATCATCAAGACTCAGCTAGTCGTTGGAAGTAACTCAGTGCATCATCTGCATCCTCATCATCTTCCTCAACACGAGAAGTGGTTTGCGGTGCCTCATAAGAAGGAGTAGAACGCTGAGGAGTGGACTCTCCACGACGTTCGGCCTCCCATTGTTCCTCTTCAGCGACCAGTTCAGGGTCTTGAGTCTTAGGCGTGCCACGGACTCCCAGAACGTAGTCTAGACGC